GTCTATGTTTGTTTCTCTCTACAAACTCCTTTAAATCAGGTAAGACTTTCATCATACACTCATCTTCATTATAGATTTTTAAAGGAAATGGCCAGTTGTAGGTCTCCTTAAATCTATGAGCATATTCTTTGTATAGTTTATTATTATAAGTTGTTATAGTTTTAATGTTCATCTTTACTCGCAAAATGTATTCTAGTTGGCCAATCTTTATCTACAAAAATGGCTTCTGAATTAACTAGATTTTCCAACTTATAGTTTCTATCTATTAACCATTTCATAATCTTCCTAAAGTTTGTACCATATCTTTCGTAATGTTTATCTTTTGCTTCTATTACAATGATAGGTTTACATAACTTGATTGTGTGTTCACCGCCTTTTAATACTTCTAATTCATAACCCTCTACATCTATTTTAATGAAATCAATTAATCCATAACCAAAGCTATCAAGTGTTTTTATTCGTGCCTCTTCATCACCATTATTATCTACAAAAGGATTGCCGGAGTTGTCGTCATTTGTGTTTAGTTTTACAGTACCAAATTCAGAACCTAAAGCACAATCATGTAGTCTGTAATTGGTGATATTTCTATCAGCCATATTTTTAATTAAACATTCTCCACTTTCTTTGATAGGTTCAAAACAGATTAGCTCTTTAAAATGATTGGCCATATCTACTGACCATAATCCTACATGAGCACCAATGTCTAATGCAACTTTACTTCTACTAGCATATTTTAATGAAAATGATAATGCATAATCTCTTTGTTGTGTTTGATAATCATAACCTCTATTAACAGGAGATTGTTCTTTCAACTTCTCTGCTATATGTTTATCACTATCAGGTAACCACCAATCAAAGACTTTCTTCATTACTTACCTCTTAATACAATAGCTTCAGATAGACATTTGTTTCTAGGTCTATTTAAAAACACCTCATATTTGTAATTAAGGTCTTTTAACATTTGTTCATATTGTTTTAAACTAGTTTCATTATCAATTAGTTTTACTTCAAACTCAATTAGAAATGCCTTGAATGGTACATCATAAGTTAAAATCTCTGTACAGAAATCATACCATACACCCTCAATATCAGCTTTGATAATATCTGGTTGTGGCATGTCTTCTTCCATCATCTGTTTTAAGTTCTTACACTCTACTTCAATGTATGCTGGATTTTCACCAAATTGTGGTAATGGTAATAATGAATAACATTTTGATAAATCATTCTGGTCATAATAAAATTTCATTGTACCTGGTGTTTTATTATATGCGACTTGATGAAATGTCATCTTATCTTTACCAGCAAAATTTGTTTCCCACATCTTCACCGTATCTGGTGTAGGGTCATATAAATGTATGTTCATGTTAGGATTGTCTTGCAACATAGATTGTTCCCAACCTACATCTCTATGTACACCTAATGATAATACATTTGTACTTTCTTTTACTATTGATTCTGGTAACCAATAATTCTTATATTGTTTAAAGTCTTGGGGATTCATGTAGATACCCTCTAGTCTTTTAATCTCTGTTAAGAGTTCTTGCTCTGTCATATTACCTCACTAATATTATGTCTAATGGATTTGGTTTATTAAATCTATACACCACTCTGTAATTTAAAGTTTGTAAATAATTTAATGCGTCATCTTTGTCACCTTTATTATACAGTTCTTGCGAACCATTTTCTTCAATAACAATAACAGGATTACACTTTTCTATTGTTGCTATTGCACCTTTTAAAACTTTTAATTCATGTCCTTCTACATCTATCTTTAAGTAATCGACTTCATCAAAGTTATAATCATCTAATCTTTTTTGTTCTACATCTTTATCGCCATGTTCTACAATTGTACCACCTTTTGCTCTTACTGTAGTGCTTTCGTCACCTAATGCAACTGAGTGATATGTTAACTTCTTATGTTCATACTTCATTCTAGGTCTATAATCAAATGCATGTACCTTTTCAAAGTCTTCAACTAATGGTAATGAATAATCACCATCTCTACAACCTACATCAACAGCAGTTCTAAATTGTTTAATGTGTGGTTTAGACTTTAGATAAGTTTCTAAACACCAATCGTAATTAGTCTTCATACACCGGCCAATCTGTTTGAAAAGTTACATAATTTAATTGTATGCCTCTTCGTTCTACTTTAATATTTTTACCTTTGTTCATACCATGCCACTTATTAGGACCATGAAATATGTATCCATAATTGTGCCAAAATGGCACAGTTTTTACAAACTCTAAATCTTCACTATATAAATCTGTACCAAGACTAATACTTTCACCTGTCTTATTAACATAAATTAAACTTGATATTAATTTTTCTGGTATATCACAATGAGGTTTAAGCCAAAAACCCTCTACATCATTTAACACTTCTAGTCTTACATATGAACCGGCAAAGTTATCTTTATTACCAACCATCTTGGCAATATGTTCTCTTACTGGTCCACTACGCAATTCATTAATAAGTTTTGTTAGTTCAGGATACTTTTTATAGTTATCCTTTGTAATGTATTCTCGTAGTTTATGGTTTTGTTTCTCAACACCTTTTACATAACCTGACCTTGTACCATCATGTAGAACACCATCTCTAGTTACGCTAGCATTTCTAATTTCAGTTACTTGTTCATCTGTTAAGATATTTTCAATAATAAAATGGTCCCATGGACTATCTTGCCATTTACTTCTCTGTACACTTTCTAATAATTTTGTCATTTGTTTTTCAACCAATCAATTATACCGTCTGTCCATACTTTATAAGCATGTTGATTAGGATGTTGGTCGCCCTCTGCTAACTCGTATTCTTCACTTGTTTGTATTAAGTCAAGTAAACTATACTCTGGTTTATAGTAATTAGACCAATCTATTTGCTCTTTAATAGTTTTGGTCTCACGATTTTTAGGGTCATACTTATACCCTATTGAATTATATATGCAATAATCTAATCCTAATTCTTTTAATCTTTTTTGTATTTTTAAAATAGAAAACAATACATGATAAGAAGATGTTTCATCTATATCTTCATTTATAACTCTACTGTATTTTAAAGTATGAAAATAGTCACCTTTAATAACAGGTCCTTTTGTAAAGGCATATTTCATACAATTTTCCGCCTCTCTATTTCTAGCAAAAATACTAGATTTATGGCCTCTTTCTTTATTGTATGTCTGTTCATTAAAACTAACTACTTGAAATCTACCAGATGGTGGTACACCAATTAATACAAAACTATCTTTTTCAAATTTGTGTGAATATAATCTTCTTAACACACCATCAATACTATAACCATTACGAGCAAGATTAACTTCATCTCTTTTCATATTTTCTGCAATATAGGTACCTGGACTTCTATGTTCATTACTTAATTTATTTCTTTGAGGCACACAATTACCATATGCAAAACTGCAACCCATATTATACAACTTTGACATTATACTTCCTCTCAAATTCTTTACCATCTCTCATATCATTGACCATTGGTTTGCCTTTGATGTTTAGTGATGTGTTTAATAGTATTGGACAACCAGTCTGTCTTTTCCATTCTTTTAGTAAATTATAAAAACCTTCGTTGTCTTCTTTTGTTACTGTCTGCACTCTACTTGTACCGTCTGCGTGAATGATAGCAGGAAACTCTTTAGGAAATTTACATGTGCCAACAAACTGCATATATGGACTTGTTTCTTGTGGCATATCAAAATACTCATGTACATCTTCTAGTAATATAGCAGGTGCAAAAGGTCTAAACTTTTGTCTTTTCTTGATTGCATTGACCATATCTTTTACTTCAGGTCCTCTAGGGTCTGCTAATAAACTTCTATTACCTAATGCTCTTGGTCCAAACTCTGCTCTACCATTGGCAACACCAACCATTTTATTTTCTTTTAATTCTTTTATAATACTATCTATCGGGTATTCGCCCTCAATATTGGTACCTAAGAAAGGTCCTTTCCAGTTTAATCTTTGTTTTGTAATGGCAGGTATACAACCTAATGCTGAACCACTATCACCTGGATTTGGCATAATCCATATATTTCTTTTTAGATTACTATTTGCAACACAGTTTAAGGCACAACCACCACTTATAACTAAATTAATTTTAGGACAATGTTTGACAACTATCTTTTTCAATTCGTCTTCATATACTTTTTGTACTGAAGCTGCCAAATCAAAATCGGTTGCCCATGTCAAATCATTTTTAGGTACACCTTTATGATTATTTCTTTTTAACCAATTTTCTTTTATAAAAGAAGTNTATTTTGGTTTACCGTAAGCAGCCATACCCATAGTAATATATTCTTCTTCATTTGGTTTTAGACCAATTCTTTGTGTGACAGCTGAATACAATAGACCTAATGATATCGGATATTTTTGACGACCAATTAGTTTTTCATTATCCCACAATGACATAGTTTCTAGTTCACCAATAGAATCTACTGTTAATACATTAGCGTCATCAAATGGTGCTGTGTAATAACCACCTGCCATGTGAGAATGGTGATGATTTGCATAATCTGTAATCTTAATATTAAATTTTNTTAGGTATAAACTAGGTAACTCTCTAGGGTCAAATGCATATCTATATTGACCTGCTTTTAGTTGTCGCCATTTCTTCAACCATGGTTTTTCATAAAAGACAACTTTATCAAAAGGACCATATGACATAGCCTCATTGACAATATCCCAATTAAGATATTGGTCATTCTTAATCTTAGAATATCTTTCTGAATGAGCAGCCCATAGTATCTCTGCACCGTCTGTAACGGCCATAGCTGCGTCATGGTTTAGACAATTTATACCTAATATTTTCATTTGTATATAAAAGGGTCCTTTTTCTTAGCTTGATATTTTTGCCATTTGGTTTTAAACCAATTGATTATTCTTCTTACCATATATTTTCTCCGTTTAAATGCCCATATGCTTTACCATTTTTCATTTCTTCTTCGGTAAACTGAGCACACATTAATGATTTTATCCAATCTGCTCTGTCACCTGCATATAAAGGATTTTTAAGTTGGTCTAGTTCATCTAAACCTAAACTTACTGGATATGCTGGTGAATGTTCACTACAAAAACTAGGTATGCCATGCATAACTGCTTGAACAGCACACATAGAATGAAAAGATACCATAGCATAACAATCTTTTAAATCTTCACTTAATGGTTTATCTACTTTTTCTCCCCAATCTGCTTTGCCTTTAAACTTTTCTCTAATTACAATAGGATGTGTTCTATCATGTAATGAAATCTTATTAACTATATTTTGCGTCCATTCATGTCTATCTATACCATACCAATGTGCTGTATGATAACTAGGTGGTATAATAAGTATGTGTTTACCATCATACTGCCATGGTTTTGGTGTTAATTCATCTTTACATTTTTGATTAAGTCTTTCCATAAGTTTATCGAATCTTCTATCGACCTTATAAGACTGTTCTAAGTAATTTTTTTGAGTGTTGTTTTTACAGATACGATACCATTTGTCGCCTGTATCTGATTGTTGATAGTCATTACTGAAAAAATAAGGTTGGTCAAAGTAATACCAATCTTTTTCTTTAGAAATACAAACATCATGTACTTCTTTTGTACCTCTTATTAAACCTTGGAATACTGCAACATCTGTTATTTCACCGTCCCATGTTGGCCAATTAAAATGTAAAAATCTTTCAGCACCTTTACCAAAAGACTTTTCTTTGTCTTCAACTGCGTCAAAAATTTCGTGATTATGTCTTTCACAGAATGATTTTAAAAATAATGATGATGATTTTTTAGTATTAAATAGACAAATTTTCATAACCAACCTTTTTAATATAATAACTATCTACAATATCAGACAATGGATTACCTGTCTTTTCTGTATCAAGTATTTTCTTCAAGTTATATTCTGGTAATTCTTTCACAAATGCCTCATACATCATATCTTTGTCTGCATTACCTTTTCCAGTAGCACCTTTTTTAACAACACTAGGTACAACTGTATGGTAACCATACTCTTCTTCAAGTAAACGATATTTAAGAATACCACAATTTTCAGCAATCTGAAATACACCTTGGCCTTTTGAACCAAAGGAGTATCCTTCAATGAAAATAATAGGTTGATTTTGTTTGTAATCTGATAATAGGTCCATAACAAAATCTGATATGTAAGTAAATCTTTCAATAGGGTCGTTCCATTCTTTATGTTCATAACCAGTTATATTTTCACCTTGTCTACCAATCCATTTCTTCTTACTTGTNAAGTAATGAAATGAAAAAGTACCACTTCTAATGTCGTCAATATGTATAGCAGGCGAAGTTANACTNTAATCAATTCCAATCTTCGTCTTCCATATCGACTTCATCTCTTGTGTGTCGTTCTTCTTCGTCTTCTTCATGTTCTACCTCATGTCCACAAAATGGGCAAGTAAGTGGTTCTAAATCTTGCTCTTCAATATCCCATATTATGGTATATTTAGTTTCACAGGAGGTACATGTTTTTTTTGCTTTTTCCATTATAATTTAAATTTTTTGAATTGGTCCTTTTCTACATCTTGTTTAATACCACCAATTACATAAGATTCAATCTCTGTTTCCTGTGGTGCGTTTTGCATACCTTTGCTGTTCAGCCAATGGTCTACCCATGGTAAAGGATTTGTTTTTTGTTCGTACTGTGGTGTTAGTCCGATTGCTTTCATTCTCCTGTTTGCCATGTATTCTACAAATTGGTGTAACAGTTTTTCTGATAAACCAATCATACTTCCTTTTGAAAATAGATATGTTGCCCAACGCTTTTCCTCTTCTAGTGATTCGTCATACATTTTATATACTTCTTTCTCACAATCTTTTCTAATCTTAATCATATCTTTATCATCATTACGGTCATGCCAGTTATTGATGATAGTTTGTGACATTGCAAGGTGTTGACTTTCATCTCTTGCAATCATAGAAATAATCTTAGCAGAACCTTCAAGTAATTTTAATTCACCAAATGCAAATGAACAAGCAAACGATACATAGAATCTCAATCCTTCAAGTATGTTTACAGATACCATAGCAAGATACATTTTCTTTTTAAGTTCTTGTAGGTCTACTTTACTCTTATCGAGGTGCCATTTATAACCTAGGTTGATAAGGTCATCATAAGTTTTTGTTACACTCTCTGCTCTTTTTTCAATTCTATCATCTTCAAGAATAGTATCAAAGACTTCATTAGGATTGGCATATAGATT